CAATTGGTAATTGCATTGGCAAAGATCATTGGGATTATCAAGAGGAATACCACAAAGATCACGGCACATTAGATTTTCCTGATAGTGAACCATTGGGTCAAGCGGTGTTGGCTGAATCTGGATTTGAAGGCGAATGGTTACAAACTTCATTCAACGCCAAATTTAGAAACCAATATGCAAGTATTGGCGATCAATGGGATGGAACAAATTTCGTAACTCCTACAATTATTGAGGAATAGTTATGACACTTACCAGTTTTAAACGTTCATCTATTAACAACAATACTAGATATGTAAATATGTTGGTGGGAAATGCTTTTTACAATCCAGTAACTCCAACTATTGATTACCTTGTAATTGCAGGTGGCGGTGGTGGTGGAAAAGAATATGGTGGTGGTGGTGGTGCGGGCGGATTAAAATGCACTGTTGGAGCAACTGGTGGTGGAGGTACTTTACCTTCTGCTGCTTCAGTTAGCCCTGGAGTTGTTTATACAGTAACTGTTGGTGCTGGCGGAGCAGGTGGTACTGGCACTTCAGGTGCTGGACGTACAGGTACCAATGGTTCCACTTCATCTATTTCAGGTTCAGGATTTACAACAATATCTACAGCAGGTGGTGGCGGTGGTGCATCCAGACCTGTTGTTCAAGATGCTGGAACTGGTGGTTCAGGCGGTGGCGGCGCTGGACTTCGTGCTGCTGGTGCAGGAACTGCTAATCAAGGTTATGCAGGTGGTGCTGGAGTAAATACAGGTGGTCTTGGTTGTGGTGGTGGAGGCGGTGCTGGTGCAGTCGGAGTTGATGGTACTACTAGCGCAGGTGGTAATGGTGGAATAGGAATACAAACATCTATTTCAGGAACTGCAACTTATTATGCTGGTGGCGGTGGAGGAGCATCTGCTTATAACCCTCCTTTTGATTTTACTCCTCTAGGTACCGGTGGAACTGGTGGCGGTGGAGCAGCACAATATGGCACTGGAACTGCAGGAACTGCTAATACCGGTGGTGGTGGTGGAGCTAATGCAAGCGGTGCTTCTGGTTCAGATGGTGGCGCAGGTGGTTTAGGTGTTGTAGTTATTCGTTACCCAAATACTTATAATGCAGCAAGTGCAACAACAGGTTCACCTACAGTAACAAATACTGGTGGATATAGAATTTATACCTTTACAGGAACTGGGAGTATTACTTTCTAATGGCAAATTTTGCAGAAATAGATAGCAATAATATTGTTATAAGAGTATTAGCAGTTGATGATTCATTAGAAGATAGAGGCGCAGAGTTCTTAGCTAATGATCTTGGCTTAGGCGGCACTTGGATTCAAACTTCATATAATGGAAATATCCGTAAACAATACGCTGGTATTGGTTATACTTATGATGCTAATGCAGATGTATTTATATCTCCACAACCGCATCTATCTTGGATATTAGATAGTAATTATGATTGGCAAGCACCTACACTTATTCCAACTGATGATAAATTTTATGAATGGGATGAAGCAACAACCTCTTGGGTTGAAGCAACTTCTTTTTAACTAGTTAGTTTCTCCTAAGCACCGAGGTTAAAAGGCTTACTTTTTTGTGTCCAAATCTAAGGAGAGCTAATGGCTTATGGCGATGATATTACCGAGGCAATTCCCTATACCCTCTCGAACCCTCCAGTTAATTCATCATATAGCGGATCAACCGTTGCCTACGATATTGCTATTGGCGGACAACCATTCTTCCTAGAGACAAGTGATGAGTCACCATACCGCAGAGTAACAGCGCAGTATCGCAAGCAACAATTAGATACAACCAGAGAACCTGGTGAGCAGACTCTTACCGGTTGGTGGATCCGCTCTCAATCAACATTTCACTTAGGTCAAGGTATTAAGTTCTTTGAACCAGCACAAGATGAATCACTTCGTTTCCAATATAAATATTCCAAAGGTTGTGACATCTGGAGTAAAGGTCAAGTAACCTTACTTAAAGATGTTACCTCTAGCAATACAACCACTGGAACTATTAACACTAATTTGCGCCCATATCAATACGCCAGATCTATTCGTTGGTCCAGTATTGATGGCATCCTACTTCACGATGATTACACTATTCGTAAGATTTCAGTTGGCGGAACTGCTACAGCTTTCCAGACCAATGTGTCTGGTACTGATTCAACTATATTCTCAGTCTGTGATGATGGCGTCTACGCCTATTGGATAACCAACGCAACTCTTGGTGGCAACTTATCACTTTATAAGAAGTTATTAACTGCTGATACAAGCACGGCAGCTACCCTTATGTTTACTACCGTTGGTACTACAGTTACTAACGCAGTTATTGAGTTTACTAAAGAGCGTCTTGTCGCTGCTATCAATAACAAGGTATATGAAATTGCTACAACCGCTTCAGTATTACCTAGCCCAGTTTATACACATCCTAATCCAAACATAATTTTTACCTCTATCACCTCATCAGGTGCCGCTATCTATCTTGCTGCCTATAGCGGTATTCAATCTAATATCTTAAAGTTCACCTTAGAAACTACCGGTGCTATGCCTACATTAAGTAGCGCTATCACTGCTGCTGAATTACCAGTAGGTGAGAAAGTATTTAGAGTTGCTTATTACTTAGGTTATGTGGCTATTGGAACCTCTAAAGGTTTACGTATAGCAAGCGTATCCGATGCTAATGGTTCCCTTGCCTATGGTCCTTTGTTATTTGAATCAGAGCAAGCTGTCTACGATGTAGCGTTTAGAGATAGATATCTTTGGTGTACCACCAATGTTGACGGTAACCCTGGCATAACCAGAGTAGATCTAGGTCAACAGGTGGGAACTAACTTAGTCTTTGCCTACGCTTGGGATCTATATAAGCCTAGTGTTACAGGTCGCTTGACTACCGCCTGTGCCTTTAACGGTAACACTACTCAATTAACTTTTACAACTAACTATGTGGCTACTGCTGGCGCTGTCTATATTGAATCAGCTACTACCTTGGTACCTACTGCTACCTTAGAGACTGGTTTTATCCGTTACAACACTTTAGAAAATAAGATCTTTAAGACTTTAACACCACGTTTTGATACTACTTATGGTGGTATAACTATCTATTCTGTACAAGCTGATAACACTGAAATTACTCTTGGTTCTTTTCCGCAAGGCTCAAGCCTTGGCGTAATTGGTGTTGCCTATCCTGCTACACCTCAGCAGTATTTAGGATTTAAATTTGATTTTACTAGAGATGCAGATGATTCTACTTTGGGTCCTAAGTTCACCGGATACCAAGTTAATACCCTTGCATCTATTCCACGCCAGAGATTAATCCAATACCCTGCTATGTGTTATGACTTTGAAATGGATAAGTTTAATAACCAAGCTGGCTATGACGGTGCTGCTTATGCACGTCAACAAGTGCTAGAGCGAATAGAAGATGTCGGAGATACTGTATTGATACAAGATTTCCGAACCGGCGAGACTTACCTAGGACTAATCGAAGAGCAAGACTTTATTAACAAAACTCCTACAGATAAGCGTTACTCCGGTTATGGTGGTGTGCTTCTTATAACAATCCGAAAGGTATAAACCGTGATGGACCTAATGAACAACAACTTATTCTTTGGTGCTATGTGGGCTATTTTGGATAGCATAGTAATTATTGGTGGTGGAATTAAATTTTTTTACACAATGAATAAACGCCTTGATCGTATTGAGTATCAACTTTATAACAATGGTGGCGAATCAATGAAAGATACAGTTGATAGAATTGAAACAGAATTATTGATTCTTAAAACTAAATTAGGAGAAAAATGAATGTAGTTGATATTGCTAAGTCTCAGTTAAATTACAAAGAGACCGGCAATAACGACACTATGTATGGCAAATGGTTTGGTCTTAACAACCAACCTTGGTGTGCGATGTTTGTATCTTGGTGTTATGACCAAGCAGGATTAGTATCTAAAGTAGCAGCCCAGACTAAGAAGGGCTTTGCCTCCTGCGATGTGGGACTTAAATGGTTTACTAAGAATAACAAGATCGTTCCAGTTGGACAGGCTCAGGCTGGTGATATTGTTTTCTTTCAGTTTGACAAAGATCCTCAAGCGGATCACGTTGGTATTTGTGCAAGCAATGACGGTAAAGGTTTCCTTATGGTCTATGAGGGTAATACCTCAGCAGATACTAAGGGAAGTCAATCAAACGGAGATGGTGTGTTTCTAAAGAAACGTTCCTACTCCCTGGTTATGGGCGTAGCTCGCCCTTAAAGGATAAATATGAACGTAAAAGCAAAAGCAATTGCATTGTCTTATTTCCGTGCAGCAGCAGCAGCAGGTATGGCTGTTTATCTAAACGGTAATACAAGTCTAAAAGCAGTTTTAATTGCAGCATTAGCTGCTATCGCAGGTCCAGCATTAAAAGCATTGGATCCAAATTCACCAGAGTTTGGTGTTGGTTCTAAGTAACTTTTAGTTTACTGCGAGGTAAGACCGAGGCCGCCCTTAACGGGGCGGCTTCTTTTTTTGTGCCTACATTTTGTCAGCAGGACAAGGAACACACACCAGGTTACCGCAGTTAGCACAGGTTGCGTCTAGGTAATACCAACAGATCTCATAATCATCAAATTGAACTAGCACAGTGAACAGACTTGAACCGCAAGGGCATATGTGAAGCGGTCCTAATGAACGAAGATCAGAGCCAAATTTAGATGGGAGTTTTTCTTTGTTTTTTCGCAGCGTTGGTAGACGGAACACCCAGTATCCTTACTCATCACAGCCCGTAAGGGCTGTTGTTTTTATTCGCTGACGCTCATATTATAATCATACATACCCCTCCGATAACGATCACTGGTGAGTTCGGCGTGTCGTAGTTCACTATATGGTACCTTTATCTCAAGACATAAAGGAGGAAACTTTGACAACTGTCGTCGGAGTACAAGGAAAAACATTTTGTATATTAGCTGCTGATTCGCAGATCACCGAAGATAACTTGCGTACTATTTCTTTAAAGACGCCTAAGATAATTGAGAAAGGTCAGTACCTTCTTGCGATCACTGGTGATACTCGGCCTGGTGATATCTTAACTTACAACTGGAATCCGCCAGCGTATAAAGGTCAAGATGAAGTTCAGTTTATGGGTAAGCGAGTCATCCCGTCGATCATCAAGACCTTCACCGATAACGGTTACAATTGGAATGATAGTGAGAAAGATAAAGATGCTGGTTTTGATTATCTAATTGCTTTTAACGGTTTTATATTCCACATTGCATCCGATATGTCATTCATCCAATCTGAAGGCAACTACTACGGTATCGGTTCCGGTGGTCAGTTTGCTTTGGGATATATGTACTCTCGTCGCAGTGATAAGTTCTTAGTACAAGATGAGGCAGCAGAGTTAGCACAGAGAGCAGTTGAAACTGCATCTTTGCTTGACATAAATACTTGTCCTCCGATACAAATAGCCGTGCAGAAAAGGAAGGCGCGATGAAAGATTTATTAATAGAAATTTTAAGAAACAAAGATGCGGCCCGTAGTCGCAGTACACAGAAACAGGTAGGACCGTCTGAGTTAGGAGGATGCCGCCGTAAGGTTTGGTATCGTCTTAATGACCAACCTGAAACTAATGAGAACGAGTTAAAGCTCGCTGCCATTATGGGTACTGCGATTCACGCTGAGATTGAGAAGGCTTTAGGTATTGCAGATCCAACTGGTAAGAAGTATCAGGTGGAAACTGAGGTTGAGTACAACGGAATGAAAGCACACATCGACCTATGGATTCCTGAAACTGGTGATGTTGTAGATTGGAAAACTGTTAAGGTTAAAAACCTTTCCTACTTTCCATCACAACAACAACGGTGGCAGGTGCAGGTGTATGGCTATCTACTTGACAAGTCGGGTAAGGGGAATCCCCGAACTGTTAACTTGGTAGCCATCGCCCGTGATGGTGATGAACGTGATGTAAAGGTTCACTCTGAACCATATGATCCTAAGATTGCAGAAGAGGCAATGAACTGGTTGTCAGCTATTAAAGAATCACCTAGCGCACCAGAGCCTGAGAAGGATGAGAACTACTGTAAATTTTATTGCAAGTACTATGATGCCACCGGTGAGATGGGCTGTGTTGGCTTAAAAAAAGAACGTATCAAAGAGGCAGAGGTGGTGATTGATGATCCCGATGCCGACAAGAACGCTTTGTTATATCTACAACTTGATGAACAAGTTAAGACACTAACAAATGCAAGGGATTCAATAAAGACATCACTAGAAGGATTTGCTGGCACTACTCACAGTGGTATCCAAATATCTTGGACATCTGTGGCTGGGCGCAAGCAAGTCGATTCCGATGAAGTAGAAAAACTTCTCGGTTTCGTACCATACAAACAAGGACAAGAGACCGCCCGTATCTCTGTCAAACCAACTGGAGGAAAATAATGGCCGCTTCAAATAGCGACACAGCACTACAAGTTAACTTCAAACTAAAAGATGGAACACTTGTAAATGTCTATGCCAAGAACAACACAGAGCTAGAAGGACACCTGACACAAATTCAGGATCTATCTACGCTAATTTCATCAGTGTCATCATCACTGAACCAATCAGCATCAGCTAATGTGGCAGTTGCTTATGCAACTAAAGCATTAAATGCTGCACCTGTTAATGGAGATGCTCCAACTTGTAAGCACGGTCCAATGAACTACCGCACAGGAGAAGGTGCTAAGGGTGCTTGGCGTGCTTGGATGTGTAGCGCTCCAAAGGGTGCAACAGATAAGTGCGACGCCGTCTGGGTTAGATAACCTATGCGGGTTCCCACACAATTTGAGAACCCGTTATGTTCTGAGATAGATACAGAACTATTCTTCCCTGAAAACGGAGAGCAAGCACAAGCTGCTACCGCTAAAAACGTTTGTAAAAGATGCCCACACATTACTGAATGTTTTGAGTGGGCATTACACAACGAACGATATGGAATCTGGGGAGCAAGTTCACCTAGAGATCGTAAGAAATTACGAAATAAGTTAAAGATAAAGTTGCGAGAGGAATTAGTTGCTTAGTTTAAGCAGAGCCTGGGGTGGAGTTACTACAAAGGCTACGCCCCTGCCTGATGTGTGGCCTTCTTTAGGAAGTGCTCAAATTAAATTCAGGCGTGGACAAGTTTGTATGGTTGCTGCTGCACCCAATGCAGGTAAGTCTATGTTTGCTTTGATCTATGCTTTGAGAGCTGGAGTACGAACTTTATTTTTCTCTGCTGATACAGATACAACAACAGTTATGATGCGAGCAGCATCTCATCTATCAGGTCATTCTCAACTTACTGTTGAGTCTAATTTGAATAGTAGTAGCCGATGGTATGAAAACAAATTTGATGAGATGAAAAACATCCAATGGGTTTTTGATTCATCACCTTCATTAGATGATATTGAGGGTGAGATCAAGGCATACATAGAGTTATATGGTGCTGCTCCTGAACTAATAATTATAGATAACCTTATGAACGTTGCCGCTGAAACTGATAATGAGTGGGCAGGGCTGCGGGCTATTATGATGGAGTTGCACGATATGGCTCGTCATACTGAAGCTTGCGTCTTAGTTCTACACCACGTCTCAGAGCAGACTGAGTATGGTTCCGGTATGAATCCACCAGCAAGAAGGGCTATTCACGGTAAGGTGGCACAACTTCCAAGCCTGATATTAACTCTTGGTTATGATCCTTACAATAAACATTTAAGAGTTGCAGTTGTTAAGAATCGGTTTGGACCACACGCAGCCGATGGATCTGGTGCAATACCTTTGGCGGTTAACTATGCCCACTGTCAGATCACTGAACTAAATGCAGCACCATTTGTATCAAAAAAATTTGATCAACAATCCATACTACATTAGGACACTATGAATACTAACCTTGTAATTGTTCCGTCAAGAAGCAGACCTGATTCTATTGATCGGGCTGTTAGGTTTTTAAAAGAGACCAGCATTATTTCTGATATTTGTGTAGCTATTGATGATGATCAGGCTGATCTATACCCACGCATAGATGATGTTATATATGAGGTAAACCCTAGGCTTAGAATGAATGGCACACTTAATTTAGTGGCTAATAAGTATGCTGATAAATATAAAACCATATTTTTTATGGGTGATGATCACCTGCCGCAAACCTTGCAGTGGGATCATTTCTTATCAGAGGCAATTAAGAGTAAAGGATACGGTCTTGCTTATGGCAATGATCTATTCCAGGGTAAGAATTTAGCCACAGCGGTAATGATGAGCACTAATATCATCAAGAGCTTTGGCTTTATGGCACCACCTAAGTTAGTTCATTTGTTTATGGATAACTTTTGGATGCTACTTGGTATGGATCTTAATGCTATCTGGTATTTTGATGATGTAATTATTGAACACCTACATTTCTTAAATGGTAAATCACAGACCGATGAAGGGTACCTTGAGGTTAATGCACCAGAGTTATCTAATGCAGACAGAATAGAATTGCAACGTTATCTTGCTGAAGAGTATCCAGCAGATCTTGCTAAGTTCAAGGAGTCAATAGGTATCAAATGAAACAAGTAATTTCCTATTCTCTTTATGGTCAACAGGCTAAGTTTCTAGTTGGTGCTATAAAGAACGCACAGTTAGCACAGCGATTCTTTCCTGGCTTTACTGTGCGGTTTTATGTTGGTAATTCTGTACCTACCTGGTGTCGTTCTACCTTAGCTTTGTTTCCTAATGTGGAGATAATACCGGTAGATGAACGAGAAGATAGTACCGCTAGGTTATGGAGATTCAGAGCGATCTATGATCCAAAGGTAGATGTAGTTCTATCAAGAGATTGTGATGCTCGTCTTGGCATTAGAGAAGCGCAAGCACACCAAGAGTTTTTAGATTCACCTTATGATTTTCACATCATTAGAGATCACCCAACAGGTCACGGCTATCGTATCTCTGCTGGTATGTTTGCTTGCAAGACAACAGGTATGGGTTTCTTTAAGCAACTACTAGATGCCGCACCATTGCAAGATACTTATATGCAAGATCAAGAGTTCTTGTCTACTCAGGTCTATCCGCAGATAGCAAGTAATTGTTTAATCCACGATCCTTATTACAATTTCCCAGCACCAGAGCCAAGTAAGAAGACAGAGATCAAACGAAAGAAGATCAACACCGTCTGCCATATTGGAGCAGCCTTAGATGAGAATGATGTTTTTGTATATCGTGCTGACCTTGAGATGTCGCTAGAACTATCAGGCCACGTTAAATATATATACGATTGGGGAACAGATGAAGATCTTAATAACCGGTAATAAAGGATTTGTTGGTAGGTATTTTACTGAGGAGTTATCTGAACTGCCTAACGTAAATATCACCGGTGCTGATATCAAAGATGGTATTGATTGTAGAGATCTATTTAAGAGAGATGATACTCAGTACGATCTAGTGATTCACCTTGCCGCTATCGTAGGTGGCAGAGAATCTATTGAGGGCAGACCATTAGCAGTAGCTGATAACTTATCTATTGACTCTGAGTTCTTTCAGTGGTGCTTAAAAACTAAACCTCGTAAAGTAGTTTATTTCTCAAGCAGTGCTGCTTATCCGATTTCCTTGCAGTGTGATAAGAATATAAAGTTAAAAGAGTTTGATATCAACCTTAAATATCCAGGCGCACCTGATATGACTTACGGTTGGAGCAAATTAGTTGGTGAATATCTTGCCCAATTTGTACCAAATGTCTATATATTTAGACCGTTTTCTGGGTATGGATGGGACCAAGATTTAACTTATCCTTTCCCTATGTATATTAAGAGAGCAGTAGAACGCAACGATCCCTTTGAAGTGTGGGGTCCTGGCACACAGACGCGAGACTTTATCCATATGAAAGATGTAATTGGTGCAGTCCTTGCCGCAGTAAGAGAGGGCATTACCGGTCCTACCAACCTAGGAACCGGTATATCTACATCATTCTTGGAGTTAGCAAAGCTAACAAGTGAGGCTGTTGGCTACACGCCAGAGATTAAAACTAATCCCGATAAGCCTGTCGGTTGTATGTATAGAGTTTCTGATAATAAAAAGATGCTAGAGTTCTACACTCCAAAGATTACATTAGAGCAAGGCATAGCAGAGGCGGTAAAGAAGTTTGGCTAACACAGAGATCACATACTTAAAGAAGAAGATTGCAAAACTAGAGACTGACTTTGCTGCTTTCGCCAGTTTACTTATACAAGCAGGAGTGGTAGAAGTTGTTGAGGAAAAAGGCGAACAAGTATTTAAGGTAAACAAAGTGAAGTTAGATGCCTAACCCAACCTATAATAGACGCAAGGGTGCAGCCTTTGAGATAGATGTAATGAAATGGTTTCGCAAGATGGGTGCTATAGCTGAGCGACTACGCTTATCAGGTAAGGAAGATGAAGGTGATCTAGTTGTTATCGTTGCTGGTGAGTCTTACATCTTTGAGTTAAAGAATACAAAGAAGTTAAACTTAAAGGAGTTCTGGGATGAAGCGCAAAACGAAGCTAGTAATTACGCTAAGCATCGTGGTATTGATAAGCCTTTCTCTTATGTATTATTTAAGAGGAGAGGAGCGGGGATCCACAAGGCGTGGGTCATCCAAGATCTAACACAATGGCTGGAGGAAAAAAATGCCAACACCTGAAGGACAGATAACTGGTAGTGAGATATGGCAACAACAACCTAAGTTAATTAGAGTTGTTTGTAATCACTGCGCTAAAGAGTATGATGTTGCAGAGGAAAATGTAAGAGTTGATAACTATTGTACGGAGTGTAAATGATCTGCGAATTATGTAAGTCCGGTGGTGAGTTGAATAAGATTGGTCAGTTCAAACGCGCTGCTAATATGCACAAGAAGTGTAAGGAGGGCTGTAATTGTCAACACAAGACTGGTCCAGAAGTAGGAAGCAACGGAAAGGTTTTGGCGGAACCTCTGCGAACTCAGTACCCATTGGAGTAATAGTTCGGTTCTACGGAGGAGAGGTAAGGGAAGGCAAGAACGTATCAGTTAGATGTTGTGTTCATAACGACACTAGAAAGTCAGCAGTAATTGATACAGTCAACAACCTTTACTTTTGCCACACCTGCGGAGTAGCAGGTAATGGCGTTAATATAATTACACACAAGGAAGGATTGGAGTTTAAAGATGCAGTCAAGCGAGCAGATGAAATCCTTGCTGGTAGCGGCGAACCGATACGCTCAGGCAATAACTCCAGAAACTCTCGCCTATCTAAACGGACGTGGAATCTCTGAAGAGGTTGCTGCTTTATATTCTTTAGGCACAGTCACTGATCCGATAGCAGGTCACGAATACCAAGAGGGTTGGTTATCAATACCATACATAACTGCGCTTGGTCTTTGCGTTGGCTTTAAGTTTAGAAGATTAGATGAGGGCAAGCCTAAGTATGGCTCACCTCTAGGTCAGAAGGCACACCTATATAACGTTGCTGATATTTGTAAGTTGTCATCAAGGATTGTAGTTTGTGAAGGTGAGTTAGATACTGTAATAGTTTCCGGTGTACTTGGTATGCCAGCAGTAGGTGTTCCTGGTGTTGCAGCTTGGAAAGATCACTTTGCTAAATTACTTAACGGATATGATGTTGTATATATCGTTGGTGATAATGATGTTAAGGAAGATGGTACTAATCCAGGGGCGGAGTTCTCGCGGCGTGTCGCAGGGGAGGTGATCAACGGAACAATAGTACAATTACCACCCAATATGGACATTACGGACTATTACTTAGCTAATGGTGCGGATGCAACGAAGCACCTATTGGGGGTTCCAAATGTATGAGCAACTCAGACCTGATGGAACTAGCCAAATGGTTGGCGACCTACGGGATATTAGTAATCAAAGTAGATTACGCCAACGAAACATTGCTGATCAAACTGCCACCAACCAAGGCGTAAGTCAAGAGTTTATAGATACAGTCAGAGAACTGTTAGATGAAGCAGGTAATTTACTTCTAAGAAAACAAATGGACTACGGTCCAACTAATATATCTAAAGCACCAGGTGGTCCGATCAACGGATTGCGTGTGCGTATGCACGATAAGATTGCAAGAATAAATAACTTAATTGATAAGGGCGTTGACCCACAGAACGAATCACTCAGAGATTCTTTTATTGATCTACTTAACTACTCCGCCATAGCAATTATGGTTCTTGAAAACAAGTGGCCAAGTGACTAATCAAAAAATTATTAATAATATTACAAATAATAATTATAGTGATGAATGGTATACAGATCAACCAACGGTAGACAAATGTATTGAATTGTTAAATCCAATAAATGGTTCAACTGTTATGTGTCCATTCGATTCAAATGATAGTTTATTTGTTAAAACTTTAATTAATAAAAATTATAAAGTAATATATAATATTACAGATTATTTAACTAATAATTACGAATACGATTATTTAATAACTAATCCACCTTTCAGTATTAAAGATGCAGTTATTGAAAAAGTATACAAATCTAATAAACGTACCGTTCTTATTCTTCCACTTGATTCTTTGGGTGGGGTAAAACGTCATTCACTTTATCAACAATATGGTTATCCTAATATTTATATTCCAACTAGACGTATAAATTATTATGATAAAACTTGGAAAAAAAGAGAAGGATCTAATTTTCATAGCGTTATTATGACTTTTAACCATAATGAACAACCAAAAGTTTTATGGGAAAACCAATGAGTGAAGATTTACACCCGACTTTCTATGAGTTAGTGCCTAGCGTAGCCACAGTTATAGTCCGCAGGTTTAAAGGGTGGGTAGATAAGAAAGATGTAATACAAGAGTGCTACGCCTGGTCTCTATCTAAGAACGCACATTTCCTTGAGCAGTTAAATGAACCTGATCTTAATAAACGCCAGCGTAATGAGAAGCGTATTGCCTACCAAATGAGGCGTATGGCAGAACGCTACGCCCGCAAGGAGAAGGCAAGTAAGGCTGGCTATCACACTAGCGACGAATCCTTTTATGAGACCACCACTATCGCACAGCTACTACCCTTTGTAATTCAATCGGTATTACACGGCACTGTCTTACAACAGGCACAAGATATGATCAACGATGGCACACCAAAGAAACCATCAGCCCCTGCTGAAAGTGGTAATCTAATTGCTCTCCTCCTTGATATTAAGAAAGCGTATGAGAAGTTAGATGTTGATGAAGCCAAGATATTAGAGCTTAGATACCACGATGCTTGGACACTTAATCAGATAGCACAATACCTAGAGGTGGCTGTCTCTACTGCTGATCGTAGATGCACTAATGCTATGCGTAAGCTACAAGATCTACTTGGCGGTGATACACCTTGGAGTTAAACAAAATCTACAATGAAGATTGTTTAGAAACTATGAAAGGTATGGATGATAATTCCATAGACTTAACCATTACATCTCCGCCTTATGATTCACTTAGGGTTTACAACGGGTACTCATTTAACTTTGAATCTACATCTAAAGAGTTGTATCGCACCACTAAAGAAGGCGGTGTATTGGTGTGGATAGTAGGAGATGCTACCGAAAAAGGTAGTGAAACCGGCACATCTTTTAGGCAGGCACTTGGTTTGAAAGATGCTGGCTTTAATCTGCACGACACTATGATCTGGCGCAAGACTAATCCTATGCCCAAAGTAAAAACTAAAAGATACTTTGATGTCTTTGAATATATGTTTGTCCTATCTAAAGGGCAACCTAAAACCTTTAATCCTATTATGCAACCTACTAAATTAGGTGGTAAAACTTACAGATCTACTATGAAACAAATTAGTAGTGGCAAGGTTAGGAAACCTAAGACAATGATCTTAAATGTAGAAAGGTATAAAGATAATATTTGGGATTGTGCTGTTGCTCAAAACAAAACAAATCATCCGGCTGTATTCCCAGAGTTTTTAATAACAGATCATATTACTACTTGGAGTAATGAAGGAGATTTAGTTTATGACCCATTCATTGGGTCTGGAACAACCGCCTTGGCTTCAATAAAACTTAAACGCAATTATATAGGTAGCGAAATAAGTCCAGAATATTGTGATTTGATTAACTTTAGGATAAATCAATTATGAAAATAGTTCCGATTACATTAAAGAAAGCTAATGAAATAGTTATCCAATGGCATAGGCATCACAAGCCTAGCGTTGGGCATAAATTTAGTATTGCTTTGGTAAAAGATGTAGATTACATAGGCATTGCTATATGTGGTAGACCTGTAGCTAGAGGATCTGATGATGGCTTTACTTTAGAAGTTTCCCGCCTATGTACAGATGGTAGTGAAAATGCTTGTTCAAAATTGTATGGAGCTTGTGCTCGTATAGCTAAAGAAATGGGATATAAAAAAATACAAACTTATATTCTTGAAAGTGAACCAGGAATAAGTCTTAAGGCATCAGGTTGGATTATGGAAGCAGTTACATCTGGCGGTCAATGGAAACATACAGACGGCAAACCTCGTAGAACTGATCAACCTACCGAACCTAAACAAAGATGGGCTAGGTATTTTTAATGGAATTAAAAGAGCCTGAGTTATTTGAATACTTAAAAGAGTTTCATTACTCAGACCTTGAGAAGAGTGAAGAGTTTGACACTTGGGATTGCGTATCCCTAGAACATAAGATGTTTATAGAATTAAAATCCCGCAAGACACACTACCCTGAATTACTTATTGAAGAGATGAAGTATCAAGCATTAGTTGAGGCGGCAGGTATCCGCTCACTCGCACCTTGGTATATCAACGCAACACCGGAAGGTATCTGGGGATTTGATCTAAGCAAATTACCAGCCCCTGCGTGGGAAGATAAGTGGCTACCTAACACAACTGAGTTTGGTAATAGATCTAGTCGCACCAAGTTAGTAGGTTTTCTCAAGGTAAGTGATGGAGTATCGCTCTGATCTACGAATACAAATGTAATGTATGTAGCGGGGTTATCTCCGTTGAGCGTCCTATTATGGGTATGGAACACACGCCTGTCTGTTGTAGTGAGCTGACCTCCCGCTTGTGGTCTGCCCCATCTATAACATTTAAGGGTAAAGGGTTCTATACAACTGACAAATGATCTGATATAATTTTCTTACTGGCTAGATCCTATATCTAGTTGAGTGCTGGCAATAGCCCTTACGGTTCCTATCCCGTAGGGGTTTTTGTCTTTTAGAAATAGAAAAGCCCCGCCAGGAAGGGTGGCGAGGCTGTCCCTAGGAGACCGGAGAAACTGTTAACCGGTCAAGAGTTAGATCGTATCATATACTCCATTGTTTAGCCATAGCTTTAGCTATACCAGGAAAAGTTTTAGATCTAATTTTAGATCTTTCACTAGGTGGTAGTTTCCAAGCATCAGCATACCACTTAGGCATAGTTCTTCCACTAGAAAAAGAAACCCTTTCCTCGGGTTCAACCTCATCAGTTGCAATTAGTTTTGGCACACCTTTTAACCATAAACAAGTTCTTTTACTATAAGGATCTCCAAACATATAAGGCTGTATTATTTGATCTGGTTTACGATAAACTTTACTCATAATGCCAACAGGATTTTCAATCACAATTTTAGGACAATCAGATTTTGTAAATAACATAAAAAAATCTATACCCTCTTGCTGCCTACCATCTTTACGTTTTTGTTCAAACCAAGCTGCACCAGAAGATGCTAGATGGGTACAAGGTGGGAAAGCAATAATCAAATCCCACTTTTTATTTAATAATGAGGTTACATCTTGCTGTAAATGCCACTCTGGATTATTGCCAGATGTGGGTAGTATGTCACAAGAATATGCCTCGTGACCTAATAGTCTAAACTCTTTAGTCACTGCTTGACTCTCTTCACAAGCCAATAATATTTTCATCAGTAGTGGTTATTTTTTAAAAAGAAATTGTTGGCTTTACAGGGAGTTCCGTATCGTTTAGATATGTATTTAAGACCTCTAAGGATTTGATATTCGCTTCTGCTATCTTTCTCTCCAAGCAGTTGAGCAATTCCGTAAGCTGAACTACCTCGTTGGTTGGTCGCATAGTTATCAAACCTGCTCTCACGGGTCCAAAGGGTGAGTAGGCACTCCCACTCTCTTCCTTGCCACCCGAAACCAACCTGAGCGTAATCTTGTGCGAGCTTTCTATTGCGATCTTTCTCATCTTTTGTTGCCTTCCTGTTTGAGATAACACCATCAGGCACTCTGCCCACCGGTGGAGGAAATAATTTATCTTGTCCTACTATCAGTAGACTTAGTGTTGCCATCAATATCAAGCCATTTCTTACCCATTTTTTCATCAGCCATCTTCTCCTCTTCCAAGTAAGCGCGATAAACATTTGGATAGTCATTAGCTAACCTAGTCAACGCTCTCTCCCTCGCTCGTCGGTAATTACGCTGGCGAACTGCTTGATCTGCAGCACCTTTTACTCTATGTATATTTTTCACTTGCTCCATCTCTCCATACAATTAGCAATGGTAGATAGTACTATGGAAGTGATCTCTATCTGCTCTGAAGTCGCTCTCGCGTCCTCGTCATCAGTAAGCCACTCTTGCACCCATATTTTACTATCTAATGGGCTATTCCGGTACCATTTTAAGGCCTCTGACGGGCTTTCTCCGCCCCATATAGCCAAGTTTTGAGCGTCTGATACCTCGTAAAATATCACTCTCTTTAATGCGCCATTGCGTAGCTCTAATACATTACTCACTTGCTCTCCTTCTCTCTCATTACTCTCTTATCCTCGCACTCTGAGCAGGTATCAGATTGATATTCCACTCGATCAAACATAACATCACACTCATTGCAATTAATTAGCTCCTCGTAACCCCCACTCAGAGCAAACTCATCTCCCTCTAAATAGCGTGGCTCACTCATATTGCGCTCTCCCTCTCCTTCTCTTTCTCTATCGCTTGATCCATTAAGCAATCGTCGCAAGCGTAAGCCTGGTCGTAACTGTTATACCACTCTGGTTTTGTTATCTCCCACCCGCAGAATTGGCAGATAGTTTTCATTGCATTACCTTCCTCTCCTTAGCTAATTGGATTAGACGGTTAGCGTCTCTCTCTAACTCATCTAATAGATATAATTTATGAGCGCACTCTGATACTGGAATCAAGCACTCACCGCATAAGGTTTGGTCCATTACTTACCCTCTCTTTCTAATTTATAAATAAGATTATAGATTTTATTTCTAGCTTCATATAATCTTTCTTTCTCTAATAATTGTGCGTAATTTTCTAACGCAAAAATAATAGACTTACTTTCTTGATTACTCATACTCTCTCTCCTATCCATAGTTAAATGAGCGTTCGCTCACTCTCTCCCGCTATTGCTAGTAGGATACTACGCAAGCCTACCGTATACCGGCAAGCTAGCATAGTACGCCACCAATTAAGCGCTGCAGCTAACTAGATCACCGACGCAATAGCCGCCGGGTGTCCACCATAGATTAGAGCTGATAAACCATAATAAAGCGGCGATACCGATCCAAAATAAGCAGCGGATAATTGTCCGGGTTAGGTAATATCTCCGGGAGCGCATTAGATCGCCACCGCTAATTCATAACCAAATCTTGCGTATTCCTTGATGATCCGCTTAGCTGCTGCCGGCGTTAGATCGGCGCTGACAATAAGCTCACCGGTTACGGTGTCGGTTAGGCGGGTGTATTGCTTAGCTCTATTCATTAGATATTCCTATCTCTAAGGGTGAGCTGCTGCTCACTAGATAAATAATAAGGGTGTCTACCGTATCTAATCAAGCATTGGATAGGGTGAGTTAGGTCACACAATAGGCAGCGCCGGGAATGGTAGGCGATAGGCCGGGATCAATAGCTGCGCCGGTGAGTAGGTGAGCGGGTGAGTGATTAGCCCGGCGTAATCGGTGGCGCGGTGAGCTTGATCCGGTGGCGGTGGATTAGATAGCGGTGGAGAGTTAGGCGGTGATGAGAGTTAGATATTAAATTAGGGGGAGCCGATAGGTGTTAGCGGTTAGGTAGATGAGCCAACTATGCGCCAGAAGGGTAGCAACTCGAACCTTTAATTCTAGCCCCAAAGGTGAGCCAATAGGCGAACTATAAGCGGTTGAGCGTAGGGATAAGGCTCAATCGGAAGGCTTACCAGCGCAAAGCCCTACCCCATATGTTAAAAAAACAAAGACACACACCACATACTCCCCAAATAAATATTTTTCCTAAAGTCAATATTTTGGGTCGTATATAGCTATATATAGTGACTTACGTCACATAATATAAAGTTTTTTACCAAAAAGCGGGAAATCGATCAGATTTCCTGCCTTATATATAGTAGGGGAGTAAAACGGACTGTTATGAGTTTTACGACCTAAGAAGTCGCTACGTCGAAGACTTCGCTCCTAGTAGCATCCCTAAGGGATGATTACCAACTTACCCCTCACTTCGCTGTAGCTCGCTCGGGCGCTCAAGCCCGTAAAGCGAGATACACTTCGCGGCAGGTGTAATAGGTCTCTAATCCGGTTATCATATATTCCCTCCGGTTAACATATAAACGGCAGGAGAAGTGTGTCCGAAAATTCAGCAGATATAGCTAAGCGAATCATCCTAGGTTGCGTCGCGCAAGGTATGACTATCGAACAGGCCTGCGGTTCAGCCAGTAAGTCGATGAAGACCTATGAGTACTATCGTCGCACCGACAAAGTATTCTCCGATAAAGTAGATCGCACCCGCCTAGGTTTAAAAGACAAAGTCTTCGCCTCTGGTGATGTTCACGATATCTCCTTCGCTGAGTTTCGTGAGCGGTTCCTAAATCAAAAGACTTTCCCACACCAGCAAAACCTGGTAGATGTAATTGAGGGTCGGGAACCTTCTTGGCTACACCCCGCTATGAAATGGGAAACCGGTCTAGCCGATAACAGAATTTTAATTAACATCCCGCCAAACCACGCGAAGTCAATTACAATAACCGTTGACTATGTAACCTGGCAGGTATGTCGTAATCCTAACTTTAGAGTTTTGATCGTCTCTCAGACCCAGCGTCTTGCAGCAGACTTTCTATACGCCATCAAACAACGATTAACTCATCCTATGTATGAGAATCTGCAGCAGGCTTATGCTGCTGGCGTAGGTTTTAATAGCAAGTCCGCTTCGTGGCAAGCCACCCGTATTACCTTCGGTGATGAGCTTAGAGAATCCTCTGAGAAAGATCCCAATATAGAAGCAGTCGGTATTGGTGGTCAGATCTACGGTAAACGTGCAGATATGATTATCATCGACGACGCAGTTACTTTAAGTAATGCCAACGACTTTGAACGTCAGATCAAGTGGCTAACCCAAGATGTGCGCTCTCGTCTTAACCCAACAGGTAAGTTGATTGTAATTGGAACCCGCGTAGCATCCGTTGATCTATACAGAGAATTGCGGAACCCCGATAGATATCCAGGCGGTTTAGTTCCTTGGAAGTACCTAGCTATGCCAGCGCTCTTACAAACAGATGAATCCCCCGAGAAATGGGAAACATTATGGCCAGCATCCGATCAACCATTTGATGGTCAAGGTGAAGATCAAAAAAATGAGAACGGCCTATACCCAAGATGGAATGGTCGTAACTTATTTAACGAACGTCAATCTATGGACGCTTCCACCTGGGCTTTAATTTATCAGCAACAAGATATTTCAGATGACGCCATATTTGATCCGGTATGTGTTAGAGGATCTATTGATGGTATGAGGAAGTCAGGAGTACTCAATGCGGGTTATCCAGGTCATCCTAAAGACCTTAATGGATTCACTTTCATTTGTGGCCTTGATCCTGCTATGGTTGGTGACACTGCTGTTATTTGTTATGCTATTGATCGCGTCAGTCACAAGCGTTATATTGTGGACGCTCATAAGATTACTAGACCTACTCCGGCACAAATTAGGCAACTCATTTTTGACTGGACGGATCTTTACAAACCTAGTGAATGGATCGTCGAGAAGAACGCGTTCCAAGCTTTCTTAACCCAAGACGAAGGTATCAAGATGCACTTAGCATCTCGCGGTGTAACTCTTAAAGAACACCATACCGGTTCTAATAAATGGGACTCTGGTTTCGGTGTGGCATCTATGTCAACTCTATTTGGTACAAAGCAATTAGCTGATGGCAAGCACCATCGAGATAACTTAATACATTTACCTAGTGATCAAACTGAGAACATCAAGGCTCTTATAGAGCAATTGATAACTTGGTCTCCGACCACCAAGGGTAAAACCGATATGGTAATGGCTCTTTGGTTCTGTGAGATTAGAGCAAGAGAGATGCTTAACTACGGACAGTATGCAAAGCATCATATGAATAATCCGTTCCTATCAAGTTATGAAAAACAAAAACGAGTAGTCGTCAATATTGATGATCTACTTGCTGAGAAGGATACACAGTTCATCTAAGGAGAAAACAAATGGCAATAACACCAAGTTGGATTACCAACAAAGAAGGCGAAGAAGAATACATTGATAAGGGTGCAGTAATGACACCTCAGATCAACCCATCAACAGATGCTAAGTATGTAGCAGGCAAAGCTCAAGCAGCCGCTATGGATAAAGTTGAATGGCCTACCAGCGTTGCTGGTCAAACCCATCAAGGTATGTAAGGACTTTAATTGTTAAATATAAGAGAGATCACTGCTTTAGTATCTCGTCTACAAACTAAGTATGCACAACGCGATGGACGTATGCGTGATGTGCTATCAGTTCGTCAAGGCGATATATCTAAAGTTTATCCGTCGATGTTTTCTGAGGAATATCCAAAGCCTCTCATCGCCAACCTTATTGACGTTTCTGCTCGTGATCTAGCAGAGGCAATGGCACCTCTACCAACATTTAGTTGCTCCGCTTCTAATATGGTTTCAGATGCCGCCCGTAAAGCAGCAGATACCCGTGCTCGTATTGCAAATTATTATGTAGGCCGTTCCGAACTTAGTGTTCAGATGTATACCGGTGCTGATTGGTATAACACATACGGAATGATGATTGGTATGATTGACCTTGATTATGAAGGCAATGAGCCAACAATTAAACTTGTTAATCCATTTGGTTCTTATCCAGAGATTGACCGCTTTGGTCGTTGTTTATCTCTAACACAAGTTGTTGGTATGGATGCACAATCATTAGCATCAATGTACCCAGAGTATGCAGATCAGATTTTAAATAGAAATACATTTACACCAGGCTCTCCATATCTTTCTTTAGTTCGCTACCACGATAAAGATCAAGATGTAATCTACTTACCAGAACGTAAAGATTTAGTTCTAGCCCGTACACCTAATCCAATTGGAAAATGTATGGCTCGCGTTGCGATGCGTCCATCTATCGATGGTGAGGCTCGTGGACAGTTTGATGATGTACTAGCAGTTCAGTTAGCTCGTGCTCGCTTTGCAGTACTACAAATCCAAGCTGCTGAGAAATCTATTCAAGCACCTATTGCTATTCCACAAGATGTACAAGAACTTGCTTTGGGACCTGACGCAATTATGCGTTCATCCAATCCTCAAGCAATTCGCCGTGTTCCATTAGAACTACCTGTTGGTGTATTCCAAGAGTCAGGTGTATTAGAGCGTGAACTTCGTATGGGTGCTCGTTACCCAGAGTCTCGTTCTGGTCAGCTAGACGCATCCGTTGTAACAGGTCGCGGAGTTCAAGCATTACAAGCAGGTTTTGATACACAGATTAAAGCAGCACAAGCACAGTTTGCTAGAGTATTTGCTGAGTTAGTAAGTATGTGCTTTGAGGCAGATGAAAAACTATTTGGTAACAAGGTAAAAGAAATTCGCGGAATTGATGACGGTACTCCGTACACAATGAAGTATGTTCCATCCCGTGCTATTAACGGTGATTACACTGTAGATGTTCGCTACGGAATTATGTCAGGACTAGATCCTAACCGTGCAGTTATTGCATTACTACAGATGCGTTCAGACAAACTTGTATCTCGTGACTATGTACGCCGTGAGATTCCTGTTGAGATTAACGTTACTCAAGAAGAACAAAAAGTTGATATTGAAGAAATGCGTGATGCACTAAGAGTTGCTGTATCTCAATACGCTCAAGCAATTCCAGCATTAGCAGCACAAGGCCAAGATCCTTCACAGATCATTAGCCGCATTGCCGAAGTAATTCAGGGACGGCAAAAAGGTATGCAGATTGAAAATATTGTGGAGAAAGCTTTTATGCTTGAACCACAACCGCAGGCTCCTCAAGGGATGCCTCAGATGCCAGCAGCAGGTGCGGCCCCCGCTCCTGCCTCGCAGCCTACTCCAGTTCAAACTGGCGGTGCGGCCCCTGCTCCTGGTCAACAACCACAAGGTAAACCTGATATTGCATCATTGCTCGCCTCAATCGGCGGCGCGGCATAAAGTAGAGGGGGTGAATAATGAACAAAGGATCAAGAGCAGCAGCTCCTATGTCAAAGCCAGTTGAGGGCAAGAAGGATACTTCTAAGCCAGCAGGTGGCGCTGTAAAGTTTGGTTTTACAGCAGCAGCACGTAAGGGAAACAAAGTAAAAAAGGGTTAATTAATTATTAGATAGGTGGTCGGGCGTGGACGATAACAAAGATTTCGTACCGCGTCCGATTCATCTCGCAGATGTATTAGTTGTAGTTGCAGGATTTTTTAATAACATTGCACAAAGTTTTGTAGTGCTAACAGAAGAATTTTTAGAGTTAACAGTTTATAATGCAAATAGAGAAAGTAAAGTCAAGAAAGTTTGGGAAGACTTTACTAACGATTTAGAGAAGATTGAGGAGGACCAAGATGGCGCTTGAAGATTCAGTTAATCCAATTAAAGGAGCATCAGGTCCAGGTAAGTACGCAAAGAGAATTGATCGTATGCCAGCTAATGCTTATGGTGAACAAAAGCAAACAGCAGAGATAGCATCAGGTGCGCCGTTGGCTAGAACTCCAGACGTTCGCCCAGCACCAGCATCAGAAGTAAAACAAGCTGCAACTCAAGCACCAGTAACTCCATTATTTGCACCATCTCAACGTCCAGGTGAACCAGTAACTCACGGTATAGATGTAGGTCCTGGTGGCGGTTCAAATGTTTTAAGTATGCCAGCACAAACAGATGCTCAATACACAACTGCTTATGAAATGATTAACCAATGGGCAAGTGATCCAAATGCTTCCCCAACAATGCAGTATTTAGCACAACGTATAAAACAAGGATATTAATTTGTCTTCTGTTAACTGGGTAACCCCAGACCTAGCCCGTAATCCAGGTTTAGCGTTAGATACTTATAATACTAAACAACCTGATGCGGCAGCACCCGTACTTTCATATGCCTATAAAGGTGTAGCCGTTAATGATGCTATTAACGATCACGTTGAAGGTAATGGCACCCAAAGTTTTTGGGCTAAAGTTGGTGGCAATACAATTAATGCTTTATCTTGGTTGGGTAAACCACTTAAAGAAATTCAAAGAGATTATAAATTTACTCACGCAGTATATCAAGATCACGGTTTCCTTCAAGGATTTGCTGTAACACTTGGTGTTATTGGTGGTGGCGTTGCCGGAACTTTTGTAGGTGGTCCACTTGGAACTGCAATTGGTGCAGATCTTGCAGCTACAGGACTTCGTAAACTTTCTACTGTAGGTAACTTAGGAAACATTTATTCAGATTCTTATGCTAAGAGCGAAGATGAAAATTATAAAGTTTCTCCAGGTAGAGATTTTAGTAATGCCTTATCTAAAGCAACAAGTGCAGTAGGTTTAGAAGCTGCATCTAAAGCATTTAAAGATACTAATGCTGGTATAGGTAAAGCATTTTCAGGTGGCGGAGATACAGTTTTTGATATTATTTCAGATCCTTTAAATGTGGTATCTCGTTTTGCTCAATTAACTAAAGCTGGAAAACTTGTTAAATTAGGTAATGCCGGTGAGTTAGAACTTAAATATCCAATTATGGATACAGTCCCTGGTGTTAAGAATTTTCTTACATCTCGTACAGGTGTAGCATTAACATCAGAGCAAATGGACACTGTTTATCGTGGTGGATTATTAAATACAACATCTGCTACTTATAACCGCGCTCTTGAAGATATTGCTAAATCTAATGCTGGTGAAATTATTCAAAAATATCCACAACTTGGAACAGTTGCTGCTGGTCGTTTAGGACAAATTGATAAAGCAGAAGATGTTCACAACTTTTTAAAGACTTCGTTATATTTTGGTGATTTACAAGGAACCCTTGCTGGTCAAGCAATTCTTCCTTCACGTACTTTACTTCGTGCTAAAATAGGAGATAGTCGAGTAATTGATTATCTACGTAACTCAGATACATTACCAGGTAAAGTTTACAAAACCTTTTCAGGGTATATGCCTTACTCAGTAGATGCTGAAACTCAAAAATTGTCTTTAACTAAATTTCGTTGGAACTCACCAGATTCAGCAAATGTTGTATACCGTATTGGTCGTATTGGTTTAGGTGATAAAGCCTCAAAAATGTGGGCTACTAAATATGCTGAATCAGTAGCAGTAGGAGATATAGCAACTGCTCGTTCTATCAAAAACCAAACAATATTTGATGCGTTTAAAGCATTAGGTTTACCAGATGACGGAGAGTTTGTTAAATCCGTTTGGGACGATATTCAAAAAGTAGATCAACCTTTAGTTGGTACACAAATTTATGGAACAGATGTATTAGGTAATCCACTGGGTGACTATGCAAGTGCTACTGGTCGTAAAGTTGCAGGTCTTGCCAAACACCAAGCGCAAGATATGTTTGATATTCCTGACTTTTTAAAAATTAAAAGAGCAATGCGTGATGTTGGAACCTATGGTAAAGTAATGGGTCCAGTTGACGACTTTGTTGCTAAATATTATACAAATGCAATTTTTAAACCTTTAGCTCTTGCTACAGCAGGTTTTGGTCTTCGAGTTGCTGCAGCAGAAATGATTCCAACAGTTGCTCGTTTTGGTGTATTAAATACTTTTAAATCAAAACTAGCAGTAGCTGCCGCTAAACAAAATTATGATTTAGCACCTAAAGAAGCAGGTAACATATTATCTGCTGCTCTTGTAGGTCTTGGTGCTCACACAGGTATTTCACCTGATGTAATGCTTTCGGGGTTTCCTGCTTTCCAAGAAGCAAAACGCAAAGGCCTTAACTTTGCTGCAAAAATGCTACCAGATGAACAACTTGAATTGGCAACCCGTTTAGTTCTTGCCAACAATGGACATTTTTTATCAGAAGCAGTTCAAACTGGTCACGGATACGATGCCTCAACTTCATATCAAATGAACCAAGCTGCTCATTATTATTATCAAATCCAAAAGAATAGTCCATTATACCGAGATCTGCCAGAGTACACAACTTACTCTTCATCTGATATTCATTATGTACCACGTTATACAACAAATTTAAACAAAGCATCTAAAGAAGCGTCAAATCAAAATATTACTTTAGATCTTTTAAAAGCACACAAAGGAAATAAACTTGCTATTGACCCTGAAACAATGGGTCACGAAGAATTTCAAACACTACGTCAAGATTTAATTAATAAAGAATATGCTCGTATGGTTGCTACAACCAAAGGTCAATATAAACCGTATGCTGAAGAACGTAATGTTTTAAGCCGTTGGAAAGATGGCAATTTACAAGATTTTGCTAGTGACCGAGTTGATTCAACTTTAGGTTTAGTTATTGGTAAAGATGGAACTGTTCACAGAGATATTGCTAAAAATATTGTTAACGGTCAAGAAACTGATTTAGATTATATTGCTAAAATAAAGAATACTAATCCAAAATCTTTACCAGCAGGAGTAGCAGGACCATCACTTCAACCTTATGTTCCAAACAAAAACCCATTAGCCTTTGTAACTAACTTAGGTTTTAAAAAGGTTATTGATCCTATTGTTAATGGTCTTGCTCGTGAGCCTTTATATATGATGCACGTTGGCGATGCCTACGGACGTATGGCTCATCAAGTTGCTAAAGGTTGGATTACTGAAGATCAAGCATTACGCTTTGCTCAAACACAAGCATCTTATGCAATGCTTCCACAAATTCACAATACTGCCCTTCGTAATCAATTTGCTCAACTTACTCGTAACTTAATGCCGTTTTACTTTGCACAAGAGCAAGCTTTAAAACGTGCTTTTAATGCTTTGAAAGATACAAGTGTGGTTTCTCCACTGTTCTCTCGTGGTATGCGTTTTTATCAATTATCAGAACACGCTTTATCTGATCCAACATTTGTTACCGAAGATGAAAATGGTAATCGTTATTTAAATATACCTTTTGTTGGTGAGTTTGGTAAAGCAATCCAAGGTGGTTTAGCAGCATATAATGTTCCAATCATATCCGGCTTGCCTATAACAGCCAAAGGTTCTTTAGTATCACTCAAATCTGTTCTTCCAGAGTTACAAACACCTGGCGTATCACCGGTTGTAGCTGTATCTGGTAACTTATTAGCAGATTGGTTTCCAGCATTAAAACCTGCTGTTAAAGGAACTATTGGAGATATCTCTTATCAAAGAGACTTTGTTGATACATTATTACCAGCAGCTTGGTTAAAAACTACGATATCAGCATTATCACCAGTTGATATTAATAACCAAATGAACAATGCTTTAGCATCTGCCTTAGCATCTGCTTATTATAATAACCAAGTACCAGGACCTGATTCATCTGACTGGGATCGTACAAATTTTATTGATAGAATTAAAAATAATGCTCGTTCTATCTTAATGATTAAAGCATTTTTAAACCTAACATCACCATTAGCACCACAGGTTAGCCAAGAAGATTCAGGTTTCCGTGACGAGTTTTGGAAACTTGTTAAACAAAAAGGCAACTTTGCTGATGCTCTGCAAGAGTTTATGGGTAATCACGGTACTAGAGCGGTATCCTATACAATTGCTAAGACCGATTCAGCTATTCCAGGATTTAAAGTGCCTTATGTTCAAGAAACACTTGATTTTATTAAAGATAATAAACAAGCGTTTAACCCAACCTCAGGTGTATCTACTGGATATTTCTATCTTATCCCACAAGATAACTCTAAGAACGAATCAGATAGAGCGGTTTACAACGATTTATTAGGTCAACACCTTCGCATCAAGAGAAGTCCAGAAGAGTTACTGCGTCAATTCTATGTTTCTCAAGGTGATGCGTTGATGGGTCCTTTAATTAAAGAACACGTTGCTAATTTAAAGCAAGCTGCTAATATTTCATATTTAACATCTATGGAAAAAACCCGTTGGTCAGGCGTTATTGAAAAAATGAAAAATTTGTACCCACTTTGGTACAGTGACTATACTAGTCCAGAAAAACGTACAAATGCAGGAGTTGCTGTTAATCAATTACAGGCAATTTTTTCAGAAGAAAACAAAAATCAACCAAAACACGAACAGGCTTTATTGGTTAAAGATTTATTACAGAGATATAATCAATACGCAAACCAAAATGCTCAATTTAAAATGTTAAATATTCAAGGCTTTGCATCACAGCAAAATAAGCAAGACTGGGAAGATTACCTACTAGCTCGCGCTGAAGAAGAACCTCGTCTCAAGACAATCATCTACAGCGTATTTATGAAGTTGGGATAAAATGGCACAAATAACTGGAGCAACAAAACAATCTAATGGTAAATTTGTCATCACTTATGACGATAATACTACAAGAGTTGTCAATGAGTCAGATGCAAAAAAATTAGGAATAGATACTTCTGCTCCTATTGCTCAACAAACTCCAAATCCATCAAATACTACATCTTATAATCAAAATCTTGGCGGAGCATACTCCGATACAACTGCTAATAAAACAGTTTTAATTGATGGAAAAATAAAGACAGTTACTGAAGCTATTGATCAAGCCCGAAATGTAACTAATCTTGGACAAATTCGTAGCAATCTTTTAAAATATGGTCAATTAACAAAAGCAGAAGCAAGAGACCCAAATAATCTTTTAAGTAAATGGGCGCAAATTGTTAGCGGTGCTGCTAATGACCCAATTAATAATGATCCTTATGCCTATGCTAAGGCATTACAACAACAAGGTTTTCAAAGTACAGTTGGTGTTCAACAATATGATCCATATGCTCAAATAACTGAATATGACCCAACTAAAGCAGCATCTTTTATTACTACTAATTTCCGTAACTTATTACATAGAGATCCTACTGCTGAAGAACTTACTAAATACACAAATGATTTAAAGAAAGAGCAAAACAAACCAAGTAGTGCATCTAAGACTACTTATAAAATGATTAATGGTGTTAGGACTTCAGTAACTACTACCGGTCTTGATGAAACCCAATGGCTTACTAGTAAATTACAAGGCACTGATGAATTTAAAAAAATTCAAGAACGTGTTAATAGTGCTGCTGCCCAACAATTACAAAGTGCTGCAGCAGCTAATGGTGTAACTCTTACTCCAGAACAAATATCTGACTGGACTACTAAAATTGCTAAAGGCGAAAATGTTGAAACCTTTAAATCAATTCTTAGAAATCAAGCAGCATTGGGTCAGCCAGAAGGTGTTAAAAAATTACTTGGTCAAGGCGTAGATCTTGAATCAATTTATTCTCCTTATAAAACTGCAATGTCTAAAGTTCTTGAAATAAATCCAGATACTATTACTTTAAACGATCCAGTCCTTCGTAGTGCTATTACAAAAGAAGGCGAAATGTCTATATACGATTATCAACGTGCATTACGTAAAGATCCTCGTTGGCAATATACCAATAATGCTAAAGATGAAGTTGCTAATTCGGTTACAAAAGTTTTACAAGACTTTGGGTTTAAGGGGTAATAATGGCAATTAAAGATTCATATAATCCAGCACCTAAGCCTAATACAACAAATAGTGCTTTGTCTTCACTTGGCGTAAATCCCGTAACACCAAAACCTGCTGCTAAACCAGCAACTTCTACACCTAAATTAAGTGCTACTGATCTTAAAGACTTAGCAAATGCACAAGCTGAATTAGCTTCAAGTACAAAACAATTAGAAGAATTAAGAAAACAGGCTAGCGGAGTAGGTAGTAATACAAACACTGGTGGAGCTGTAACACCTAGTACTTCAGCAGCAGATCAATTTGCAGCACAACAAGCTTTATTACTTAAACAGCAACAAGCATCACAAGCTGCAGCAGATCAAGGATATCGTCAATCTGCTTATGATTTACTATTAAACGAATTTAATAAATATGGACTAGGTTCTTTAGTTGAGCCATTAAAAGGACTTATTCAATCCAACATATCACCTTCTCAATTTGCCCTTGAATTACAAAATACTGATGCTTACAAACAAAGATTTTCTGCAAATCAAGATCGTATTTCTAAAGGACTTAGAGCATTAAGCCCTGCTGAATATATTGGCCTTGAAGATCAATATCAAAACATTATGCGTAATTATGGATTACCTGCTAATTATTATGCTAAAGATTCTATGGGAACTCAATCTGGTTTTAATCAACTTCTTGGTAATGATGTATCCGCAGCAGAGTTAGAAGACAGAGTAATGACTGCGCAATCTCGTGTTGTTAATGCTAACCCAGAAACTATGCAAGCATTAAAACAATTTTATCCTGGTATTACCAATGGTGATATTCTGGCTTATTCTCTTGATCCAACTAAAGCATTAACTGATATTAAACGCAAAGTAACTGCTGCTGAAATTGGCGGAGCAGCGTTAGGTCAAGGACTTTCTACAAGCCAAACATCTGCTGAAGGATTAGCTGCTGCCGGTGTAACCAAAGCACAAGCACAACAAGGTTATAGCAATATTGCAGAGTTCCTACCTACTGGTGAAAAACTTTCACAGATTTATCAAGAGTCTCCTTATACCCAAACACAGGCAGAACAAGAAATATTTAATCTTGCAGACTCTGCTGCTGCCGCTAAGAAGCGCAAGCGTTTATCACAACTAGAAACTGGAACATTTGGCGGTTCATCTGGTACAAGTGGCGGAGCATTAAGTAGGGATAGAGCATTTAGTCCATATATGTTAGGAACACCAGGAGCTGGTTCCTACTAAACAACTAGGCCTGCTAACGGGACGACTGGTCCGTTAGAGTGACACTAAACCCCAGGAGTAGAAGCCATATAGAAATCCCCAAATCTATATGAGGTCTACGAAACTACAAACAGAATGGGAGATGGACAATGTCCAATTTCGACTACGAGGATGAAGACGACGATACTACACAGGATCTGAGTCAGAATAATGATCTCGTTAAACAGTTGCGTAAAGCAAACAAGCAGAAGGAAAAAGAGTTAGCTGAACTAAAAGCCCAGTTTGACGGACTTTCCAAAGCACAAAGAGAACGAGCTATTAAAGATGTCCTCGAAGCTCGTGGAGTGAATAAGAAAATTGCTTCTTTCATTCCTTCGGACATAGACCCAACTGAGGAGTCTTTGTCTAAGTGGTTAAACGAATACGGCGACGTATTTGGTGTAACTGCTGAACCAACCCAAGATATCGTAGACCCAGCTCAAGCGGCTGCGTATAAGAAAATGAATAGCGCTGTTGATTCCGGATTAACTCCTGATTCATCAGATGATATGCTAAAAAAGATTCTTAATACCAATAGCAAGGAAGAGTTGGACGAAGTTCTACGCCAATCTGGGTTATAACTTCTATCCGAAAGGCTAAACCCTAAATGGCAATTCCAGGCGGTACGCTAACAGGTACCTCGGCAATCAGCAATTTAGTCCAGACCGCGTATGATCAATACGTCCGTATGGCACTACGTTCCATTCCAGTAATGAGAGCGCTTGCAGATGTCAAACCTGTTCAACAGGCAATGCCAGGATCATCAGTTGTATTCTCAATCTATTCTGATTTAGCACAAGCTACTTCAACTTTGACAGAATCACTAGATGTTTCTTCTATTGCTCTAGGTAACCCAAACCAGGTTACAGTAACACTTCAAGAGTACGGCTCAGCCGTAACAACAACTAAGAAGTTAAACCTAACTTCATTTAACGATGTAGATGCAGCACTTGCTGATATCATCGCTTACAACGCTGCAGATTCTATTGACTCTGTTGTTGCTTCTGTTCTAACAGGCGGCACCAACGTAGTTTACGCAGGAACTGCAACAACTACAGCAGGCATCACTGCTTCACAAAAGATCACTGTTCAAGACATCCGTGAGGCTGTAACTGAACTACGTACAGGCAAGGCTTTGCCTCGTATTGGTGAGCTTTATGCAGGATACCTACACCCACGTCAGACTGCTGACCTTCGTGCTGAAACAGGAACTGGTGGATTCCAGGAACTAACTAAGTACGTAGATCGCACTCCGTTCGTCGCTGGTGCTGTTGGCGTAATTGAAGGTGCTTTCATTGTAGAGACACCTCGCGTTCCTTACGCAACAAATGGAACAACTAACGTTTACAAGGCAGTTATTGCCGGACGTGAAGCGCTTGCAGAAGCGCAAGGTCAAGATATCTCAACGATTATCGGACCTCAAATCGATGCTTTGCGTCGATACCACACAATCGGTTGGTACTACTTTGGCGGATTTTCACTACTTCGTCAAGCAGCTATCTACCGTGTGGAGTCTGCTGCAACAAACGGCTAATAAATCCGTTTCGGTGGGGGGCGGGTCAAACCGCCTCTCATCACTTAGAAAGGAAGTTATGGCACAAGTATTAGTTGGTTACTCAATAAATACACCTTGGGAATACCAGACGTGGGGAGCAGGTCAACCTTGGCCTGATAAATACTCTCGTCTTGCTGGTAGACCAATCACTGGTGGAACATCAACGGGAACTATTAACCCATTCCTAACTGATATTGCTCGTGGCAAAACTTTAATTATTAGAGATGGACAAGTAGAAGAAACTTTATATCCCTATCAAAACACTTTAGCAGATGCTGATTACTATTTCCTCGGTGGTCACGTCTATAGTATTACAATAGCGCAAGGTCAGTTTATGGCATCTAAAGGCTATAGCGATTACTTAACACCAATTTATGAGGAGCAATGAGTAACTGTACATCAAGTTGTAAGACCCAAGATCACGAGTCATACGGAGCTTGTATTAGATCCAATATGCCTATGATCTCTGGTGGTGCTACTCCATCTAGGACTGGAGCATCCCTTTCAGCAATTAAAAAAGATGAAAAAGAATTAACCTCTTATTACTCCGCTATAGCACAAGGCGTAGAACCTATATCAACCAAACAAAAAGATATTGACGCAGCACTTAAGTTCAGTAATGAAACAGGCGTTGCGTTCGATGGAAACAAAATCTAACAAGGAGAAACTATGAAAAAGATGAAATCATCTGGTGGTGCTATGTCCACTAACGCCAAGAGTTTTGGCGCAGGTAGCAAGAAAGGTATTCCAGCATCAACTATGGGCGGAACTCCTGCTAAGACTAAGGGTAACAAGGCAACATTCGCTGGCGGTAAGAAGAAGGTAGGCAAATAATGTGTGCTAATTGCGGATGCGGTTACGTATCATATGACGATTTACAGACTGGTTCACCTGCTGGAAAAGTAGGCGGAGAGAACGAAGCAACAGAAGGCGGAGAAGCATAATGAAAAAAGCACACCCAGGATTTAAAAAAGCAGCATCAATGATTGCTAAGAAGCAAGGTGTATCTAAAGAGCGTGCTGGTGCAATTCTTGCAGCAGGTGCTCGTAAGGCTTCTGCTAAGGCAGTTAAGGCTAATCCTCGCTTGAAAAAAGTTTCAGGGATGAAGTCTAAAAAGGGTATGTAATGGCTCGTCAACTTTATACCGAAGCCGGTGATAAGAAAGTTGATGCTAAGTTAATGAAGCGGTTAACACCTGCTCAACGCACAGCGTTTGAGAAGGAAGATAAGAAACACCGCAAAGTTAAATACCAAGATCAAGATACTGCTATAGATAAAAAGATAATTAAGAAGATTAAGGCGAAACCTAATGGCAAAAAAAGCAATAAAAAAAGAAGCTAAAGTAATGGGTGAGTTCAAAAGAGGAACTCTACATTCTGGTAGCAAAAAAGGACCAGTAGTTAAATCTCGTAAGCAAGCAATTGCTATCGCTTTATCTGAGGCTAAGAAAGCCAAAAAGAAATAATGTCATCTGGTAGCTACAAGCGCCACGATGGGTTTAATTCAATTCAGATTAAAAATGGTTTAGTAGTCCGTCTTAATAAAAATGGATCTATTAGGGCAGTATTAGGAAAGTACGGTGAATATGGCAAGCAGTCCGGCGTGGCAACGCAAAGAAGGTAAGAACCCTAAAGGCGGACTTAACGCTAAGGGTAGAGCTTCAGCTAAAGCACAAGGCAGTAATTTAAAACCACCAGTTAAATCTGGTGATAATCCACGCAGAGCATCTTTCTTGGCTCGTATGGGAAATATGCCAGGACCTGAACGCAAACCAAATGGTGAACCTACAAGACTGTTGCTTTCTTTACAGGCTTGGGGAGCATCAAGCAAAGCAGATGCTAAGAAAAAAGCAGCAAGTATTTCTAAAAGAAATAAAGGTAAGAAATGAAAAAGAAAGCATTTTGGGATACAAAGAATCCTAAGAAAACATCTAAGAAATTAACACCAGCGCAGAAATCTAGCGCTAAAGCTAAAGCAAAAGCAGCAGGCAGACCTTATCCAAATTTAGTGGATAACGCTGCAGTATCTAAAAAATCTAAAAAGAAGTGAGGTAGATAGGTGTACTACGGTAATCCTGGTTCAACAACTAATGCTGAGTTAAATCGTTTAGCCAACGGTGGCACCTATCCTCCCCGTCAAGATTTTAAAGATCAAGCAGGTGCTGCTCAGGCTTGGGCTACCCGCAGAGGTGTATCCCTTGCTAGTGGTATCACTGATGTTGTCGGAGTTCTTAACCTTATTTATGGCGTAACAGATCGTTCAAAGTTTTTAGATATAGCAGGAATTTGTAACGCAATAGCTGGAACTGTTGGGTTAGAACCTTCTGCGTCATTGGCGCAGGTGGCTTCTTGACGGCTACCTATAACCTCATTTGCCCGCAGGCAACTACATTTACTTTTCAATTCCAAATCAACAATACTAATCCTAGTACTGGCACTCAAACACCTTGGAATTTAACAGGCTACACAGCAACTATGACAGTGCGTCCTTTTGCTGGATCAACCACGACAACACTACTAGCGACTACCGCTAATGGTCTTATAGTTTTAGATAATGTTAATGGCAGAGCAACAGTTACATTTAGCAACACAACAACTAACATAGCCGCTAACTCTTATGTTTATGATTTTGTTTTAAATCAAGGCAGTGTAATAACTAGAATTTTAGAAGGTCAATTTATTGTGACTCCAGGGGTGACGGTATGAGCGATACAATCATAATAATTGAATCTGCCCAACCGCAGACCTCAGTAATTTTTTCAGCAGATCAAGGACCACAAGGCTTACCAGGAGTAACTGGACCTACTGGTTCTATCGGAAACACAGGATCAACTGGTCCTACAGGAAACCGAGGAGCAACAGGTGCAACAGGAAGCACAGGAGCTACGGGTTCAATTGGCAATACAGGTCCTACAGGAAGTACAGGACCTACCGGAAACACAGGTGGAACAGGCTCTACAGGACCCACTGGTCCTACAGGCGCAACAGGTTCTATCGGAAATACCGGAGCCACTGGATCTACAGGCTCTACAGGCCTAGCAGGACCAACAGGTCCTACCGGCGCTACAGGCGCAACAGGTAGCATAGGCAATACAGGCGCTACAGGCCCTACAGGAGCCACTGGTAGCACTGGTTTGACAGGTAGTACTGGCCCAACAGGTGCCACTGGTTCTACAGGCGTGGCTGGACCTACTGGTCCAACAGGTATTACAGGCTCAGTTGGCCCTACGGGTGCAACAGGAGCAACTGGTGATGGTTACTCAGGAGTAACTTCAACATCAACAATTACTATTGGTACAGGGTTAAAAACTTTTTCTTTAGTTGGTAGTTACGCTGGCGCTTACGTTACAGGTGCTCGTGCTAGAGCTATCCATACCGCTACTCCAACTTATTATATGGAAGGTTATATCAACTATGTAGGTGGTGGCACCTTAATTCTTACAGTTGATGTAGCAGTTGGTAGCGGATCACACGATGCTTGGAACTTTAGTATTGCTGGCATAGTTGGCGCTACAGGACCAACAGGTAGTATAGGTGCAACAGGTCCTACTGGAGCCACAGGATCAAGCATTACAGGCCCAACTGGAGCCACTGGTGCGGCTTCTACAGTTGTAGGTCCAACTGGTGCCACAGGCGCCACAGGAACAAATGGAATTTTAGGTGGAACAGGAGCAACGGGTGCTACAGGTTTTACAGGTGCTACTGGTCCTACTGGTAATAACGGCGCTACTGGCGCTACTGGTCCAACTGGAGCGACAGGTAGTACAGGTTCTACAGGACCGACAGGACCAACAGGTGATGCGGGTATTGTTGTTTCAGCCACAGCACCATCTAATACATTAATTCTTTGGCAAGACACAGTAGCAACTGCTGCAACTCCAGCAACTATTGCAGTTACAGCTCCTATTGTTAATACAGGAACAGCAACGGCTGCTAATATTGGAATTTCAACAGGATCAACCTCAGCAGTAGGTGCGCTTCAATTAACTGATTCAGTATCTAGCACTAGCACTACAACTGCCGCTACACCTAACTCAGTAAAGACTGCTTATGATTTAGCGACATCAAAACCAGTTTTGAAAATGGCGAGTGGCAACTATTACAGAAGCCCAACTGCTGTTTCGGGAAGCGTTACAGCAACTAATCAACGCACTCAATACTCTTTGATTTATATTCCAGAAACTACAACACTGAATAGAATTGCATTGCAAACTACTGCAACATTTAGTGGTAGCGCAACAGTTAGACTTGGTATTTACAACAGCACAAATGGACTGCCTTCTACAGTTGTTTTAGACGCAGGAACAGTCAATGCAACTGCTGCTGCAACTGCTTATGAAATAACAATTTCTCAAAGTTTAACAACTGGATTTTATTGGTTAGCCTTTTGCCAACAAGGAACAGCCCCAACATCAGGTTCTTACATTGGTGTAACTGCTTCAACAGGCACTGCAAATCCTTTGATTGGTGCAGGATCAGGCACAGCAGGTGGACAAATAACTCAAGGCATTACAGAAAATAGCATTACTGGGGCATTTGCTACAGCAGGAACAGTTGCAACATCTACAAACGCTATTTATGTTTGGGTAAGGGTTGCATAATGAAAACAATAACTTACGGCTTAGGCGGCTATGACGAAACAAAGCCAAACAACAACATTGTCGAGGAAATCGACATTCCAGATGAGGAGACAGAATAATGGCTCAGCTTAAATACTGGGATGGGTCAGCCTGGGTTAATGCTGTTGTCGGAGCACAAGGACCTACTGGACCAACAGGACCGACTGGATCTACTGGATCTACAGGACCTACCGGTCCAACAGGTGCCACATCTACAGTAGCGGGACCAACGGGTCCTACTGGTGCAACAGGATCTAATGCAACGGCGTTGCCCGATATTTTAATGTTAGGTGGAATGTAGACTAGAGTGATGAAAGTTGCTGTCTATGCAATAGCCTTAAATGAAGAGAAGCACGTCAAGAGATGGTATGAGTCAACCAGAGAAGCTGATTACCACGTTATAGCAGATACCGGTTCAACTGATGATACCGTTAAAATTGCTAAAGAACTTGGCATAGCAGTTCATACGATCTCTGTTAAACCTTTTAGGTTTGATGATGCTAGAAACGCAAGTCTTGCTTTAGTACCAGCCGATGCTAATTATTGTATCGCTATGGATATGGATGAGATTATGCGTCCAGGCTGGCGGCAAGAATTAGAGAAGGCTTACGCTGAAAGTATAGAAAAACCTCGCTATAGATTTGTAACAGATTTTAATCCTGATGGAAGTATCAAGGCAGAGTTTGATGGATTTAGAATCCACACTAGAAACAATGTTAGATGGGTCTATCCAATTCACGAAGTACCGCAAGGATATAACCGTGAAAAAGAAGAAACAGCTAAGATGTTTAATATTGAATCTTGGCATTTACCAGATGGTGAGAAGTCAAGAGGCAATTACTTACCTATGCTTGAGAACGCAGCCAAAGAAAACCCTGATAGTAGAAACCTATACTATTTAGGAAGAGAGTATTTTTACCACGAAAGATTTACTGAAGCATTAGATACTTTAAAGAAATATTTAGAGATTAGCACATTTACAGCAGAGCGAGGATTTGCTTTACGGATTATGGCTAAGTGTGATACCGCTAATGCTGAAGAGTATTTAATAAGATCTACTGAAGAGTATCAAAGCAGAGAATCCGTCTTAGCCTTAGCTAACCATTACTACCATACTAAACAATGGAAAGAATGTAACAAGGTAGCAAAGATTGCTTTAACCAAAACTGAAAAGGCTACAGAGTTTATGGTTGAGGCTTGGGCTTGGACTCATATGGCAGATGATCTTGTTGCAGTATCAGCTTGGAACTTAGAGCAATGGCAAGAGGCATACGAGTACGGCAAGAAGGCAGTAGAGATAACACCGGAAGATGAAAGATTACAAACAAATTTAAAATTCTACACAGAAAAGGTGGGTAATGACAACACTTAGTCAATTGATCTCTGAGGTTAAATCAAATCTTGCAGGCTATACGCTGCGCCAAGATCGCATAACTAACCTAGCCAATCCCAGTGGCATCACCGCTACTGATTTGTCTATTCAGATTGGATCAGCAGAGAACCTTGCTAAAGGTGTTATTGAGATTGAAGATGAGTTACTTTGGATTACATCCTTTGATAGAACTAACTTAACTCTTAACGCAATACCAGGATTTGGTAGAGGATACCAAGGTACTACCCCAGCACCACATCCTGTTAATGCTCAAATCACTATGACCCCTACTTTTCCTAGAACAACTATTAGACAAGCAATCAACGATACAATCAGTTCTTACTACCCAAAACTGTTTGGTATCTATTCAACTACCTTTACCTTTAATGCAGCACAAGTTGCATACAATCTACCAGATGATGCAAGAGATGTATTGTATATATCTTGGCAAACTGTTGGACCATCTAAAGAGTGGCTACCTGTTAACAAGTGGCGTATTGATAAGATGGCTAACGTAGCAACATTTAATACAACAAAGACGGTGAACATCTATGACAAGATTATGCCTGGTCGTACAGTACAAGTCTACTATTCAGCTCTACCAAATAACCTCACTAATAGTACTGATAATTACACAACAGTTACGGGATTACCAGAATCCACAAGGGATGTTACTACTCTCGGTGCTGCGTACAGATTACTGTCTTATCTTGACACCGGTAGAATTAACCTTACCAGCGCTGAGGCAGATCTAGCCGACGCTAAGTTACCTTCAACATCTGGTGCTTCTGCATCTAAGTATGTTTTTGCTTTATACCAACAACGTCTACAAGAAGAGTCTGTTAAGTTGCAATCCCTGTTCCCGATCAGAACTCACTACTCCAAGTAAGGAAGAAAAATGGCAAGAGTATATTCCTCAACCAGCGTAGCTACTACTCTGGCTTCTGCTTTGACCAATATAGGTACCAGTATGGTTGTTACCTCTGGCGGTGGAGCACCACTAATCCAAGGATCAGGCTTTACTGCTGGTGATATCTTTACTATTGCCATTGATCCTGATACCCAAACTGAAGAGATTTGCTATGTCACCGCTAACTCCGGTGATACTTTTACAATTACTAGAGCACAAGCTGGTACCTCTGGTGTAGCACACGCAAGCGGTGCGACTGTAAGACACGTACTTACTAGCGCAGATTTAATTTATTTTAGAGATGGCGTAGATACCGCAAACGCTGCAATACCTAAATCAACTGTAACTACTAAAGGTGATCTGATAGTAGCAACTGGTTCAGCTACAGTAACAAGAGTAGGTATAGGTAATAATACATATGTTCTTACTGCTGATTCAACACAAACAGCAGGAGTTAAATGGGCAGCATCAACAGGTGGTGCTTCCCTCCCAGATACATTTATGTTAATGGGCGCTTAACCAACAACTAAGGAGAAAAAATGGCAACCGCTTATAAGGTGTTGGGACAAAGCAACCCAGCAGCAACAACAGCAACAACTCTATACACAGTACCGGCATCAACATCAGCAGTAGTATCAACTATTGTAATTGCTAACCAAGCAGCATCTTCTGCTACATTCCGTCTATCAGTAAGACCAGCAGGCGGCGCACAAACTGCTGCTATGTATCTTGCTTATGACGTAACAGTCGGCGCGTCTGATTCAACAGCATTAACACTAGGTATTACAATGGCTACAACAGATGTACTAACTGTTTATGCCTCTTCAGCAACCGTATCATTTACAGCATTTGGAAGCGAAATTTCTTAATGACAATTACAAAATTTTCTGGAGCAATCAACGGTAACTATTATCCAATTGGTAAAGCAACTTATTCTGCTACTACTGGATCACCTACTATTGATACAACCACACGCCCAGGTAAAACAATTATCAAATATACAGGTAGTGGTTCAATAACAATTGGTACTGCTGGTACTTGTGAATTATTATTGGTAGGTGGCGGTGGCGGAGGCGGTTCTAATTCTAATAACGGTGGTGGTGGTGGTGGTGGTGGTGCGGGAGGAATCCTTTACAGCACATCCATAATTGTACCTACTGGAACTTTAACAGTAACAGTTGGAGCAGGAGGAGCAGGTGGCGCCGTTTCATCATCTGGTAATGCTTATGCTCAATGTGGAAGAAATGGCGTATCATCATCATTAAATGATAATTATATTGCAATAGGCGGTGGAGGTGGTGGTTCTGGTCAATCTCCTTCTGGTTTAACAGGTGGTTCAGGTGGCGGTGGAGCATTTGGCGTATATTTTGCTGGCACTGGTGGTGCATCACAATTGAGTCAAGGAAATGCTGGTGCTAGTGGTAATAATGCTTCTTCAATTCCTGGCGGCGGAGGCGGTGCTGGTGCTGCAGGTTCTACTGCTGGTACTGGTGGAACAGGTTTATCAAATAGCATTACCGGAACTGCAATTTTTTATGCAGGTGGTGGTGGTGGTGCTGGTAATGGAAATGCATACGCTGGTGGTGCTGCTGGTGGCGGCGGAGCAGGAGCTACAACAGGTAATGGAACTGCTGGTACTGCAAACTTAGGTGCAGGTGGTGGTGCGTCAAATCAAACTAGCGGATTAAATATTTCAGGTGGAGCAGGCGGTTTAGGTTATGCAGTTATAGTGATTGGATAAAAAATGGCATATTTTGCAAAAATAGAAAATGGAATTGTTGTAGACATAGCAGCAATTTCTAATTGTGCAATTGGTAATTGCATTGGCAAAGATCATTGGGATTATCAAGAGGAATACCACAAAGATCACGGCACATTAGATTTTCCTGATAGTGAACCATTGGGTCAAGCGGTGTTGGCTGAATCTGGAT